CTTTCGGAAATAATCCAAGGGGCTTTTGGCGCAAGGCAAATGGTTTCAGCTTCGGTTGTGCGCCAAAGGTTATATAAAAACTGCGCGTCTTTTGCGTGACGAATGAGTGATTCGAAAATGACCTTGCCGTTAATGTCGAGAATGTCGCCATAAACCGGAATAAGCGGAGTCCAACGACCCAGCCAATCGGTTTTTTCTAAAACCTCAACGCCGTTAAATTTGCACCACTTAATTACTGGCTCAACCGAGGTGCGCTCGGCCTTGATTTCTAGTCCTTCAGGTAAAATTCCATCAGGAAAAAGCTCATCAAGTTTTGATTTCTCTAAAACAACGCCATCACTTAAAAGAACTAATTCAAGTTCCTCATAGTCTTTATAAAAATACTCAGCAACGCGCACCGTGGAATTACTAACCCATCCAGGTGCTTGCTCTATGAAAGTTTGCCAGTCACTATTTTGGCAGATTTCGGCATTTTTAAATTCAGCTTTGAATTGCTCCTTTGGAACATCTTCAAAAACAAATCCCCAGTTAGCATCAGATCCGTCCGGCTCTTTGTGGGCTGGATCTAAATAACAACTAAAGGCATTACGAACAGATTTGATTTTGATTTGTTGCTCAAAAGATCTGGGCGAAACGTATTCCGTAAGAATGCGCCAAAAACCAAAGCTTTGTCTGACAGCGCCGTCAAAGGCAGTGTCATAGGCAATATCAGCACTTGAATCATATTCGATGTGGCGAATAATTCCCTGAAGGATTTTTGCCGTTTCAACGTCAGCATTGTCGTCAACTGGCGAAACTTTAATAGACGGGCGATTTTGCCGCTGATCATTTGTAACTTGGCGAATATGTTGCGGCATCCGATTGATTGTGAAACACGGACGCTTGTCGCGATCACGCTCAGCCTTAATTTCTTCAGGCCACTGGTCACCGGATGAGAATTTCAAATCCTCAAGAGCTAGACTACGACTCTCAGAGTATGCCTCTTCAGCGAGTTTAAACCGCTCAAGCGCAATGCGAATGATTTCTTCGTCAGACTCTTTTTCTTGAACTTCATCATGATTTTTTTCTGCCACGAAGTCAGATTCAAGCCCAAAACGCCTATAGGAAAACTATAGTCACCTATAGATCGCCTATAGTAAAAAACTCTCTAATTGTGGGAATATGTCCGACCGAAAAGGACCTGGTGGTCCCACTAAATACAAACCTGAATACTGCGAAAAACTTATTGAACACATGAGCGAAGGTTTAAGTTACGAAGCCTTTGCTGCATTAATTGGTGTTCATCGAAGCATTCTTTACGATTGGGAAAAATCCCATCCTGAATTTTCTGAAGCAAAAGATGTTGGCTTTGGAAAGAGTTTGCTGTTTTGGGAAAAGTTAGGCCGCGATAACATCTTAAACACCTCTGAATCATTCGGCGAAGGTCAATCTAGCTCTAAGTCACTCAATGGCTCAGTCTGGATTTTTAACATGAAAAATAGATTCAGATGGCGCGATAAACAGCCCGATGAAATCGACACGATTGTTAATAACAACAACTCCAATGTGCAAAATATCTCAGATGCGGATCTTGATTCGAAACTCAATGATCTAATGACTAAGTTCTACGGTAAAAATGAACCGTGATGAAAAACTCACATTACTTGAGATTCTAGAAGAAAAAGAGCGTAGGGCAAAAACTCGCAAGATATTTTCTTTATACCCTGACGATGGCCCACTAAGGCGTGAACTCTACACTAAACATTTAAAATTTTTTAGATCCGGCAAAACTTTCCTTTCACGCGCTTCAATTGCGGGGAACCTAACCGGGGAAACTACGCTTAACGGTTATGAAACAGCATTGCACTTAACTGGGCTCTACCCTGATTGGTGGGAAGGCCGAAGGTTTACGTATCCTGTGGATTGGTGGGCTGCGAGTGACACCGGAGAAACAACTCGGGACATTCTGCAATTTGAACTTCTAGGTCGCATTGATGAAATCGGCACCGGAATGATCCCTAAGGATTGTATCATCGGTGAACCAACACGGCGGCGCGGAGTCGCTGATGCAGTTGATACTGTGCGCGTAAAGCACGTCTCAGGCGGGATTAGCACGCTGTCGTTTAAGTCATACGACCAAGGTCGTGAAAAATTCCAAGGAAAAAAAAAGCACGGCATCAGCCTTGACGAAGAACCGGATTTAGGCGTTTACACTGAGTGTTTGACTCGTCTAACATCAACGACTCCGGGCATTGAAGATGGCATCATGCTTTGCACCTTTACTCCACTAAAAGGGATGAGTGCAGTTGTATTGATGTTCTTAAACGAACCAAACCCGAATCGTTTTGTGTTAACAATGGGTTTTGATCACGTCCCGCATTTGAGTGCTGAAACAAAAGCCAAACTCCTTTCATCCTTCCCGCCGCATGAACGCGATGCTCGGGCAAATGGAACGCCACAGTTGGGCTCTGGCGCGATTTATCCAATTGCTGAGAGTGATATTTTCATTCCTGATATTGAAATTCCTCCGCACTGGCCAAGAGCTTTCGGCATGGACGTTGGTTGGAATAGGACAGCGGCAGTATGGGGCGCATGGGACAGGGACAATGACATTGTTTACCTTTACGGTGAACATTATGTTGGCCAAGAAAAACCATTTATTCACGCTGAAAGTATTAAAGCACGCGGCGCATGGATTCCTGGTGTGATTGACCCAGCAAGCCGAGGGCGCACACAAGACGATGGCATTAAGCTTGTGGATCAATATATAGAGCAAGGTCTTGATTTAGAATTTGCGGATAACTCAGTGGAAAGTGGAATTTACGAAGTGTGGACAAGAATGTCTTTGGGACGGCTCAAGGTTTTTAATAGCCTTGGTAATTGGAAAGATGAGTTTAGACTTTATCGCCGAGATGACAAAGGCCGTATTGTGAAAGAGAAAGATCATATCCTTGACGCCACAAGATATTTAATTATGTCTGGCCTTGACCGGGCGAAAACAAAACCCGTGGCAAAACCAAAAACCTATTCCGGCGGCGGTCGTGGTTGGGTTGGTTAGCAGGTAGACGCGGCCATAAATATGATTGCTAATATCATTGATACTGCCGCAATCATTTCCATTATTTCAGCTTCACGATTTAAATTCACACCTCAACTCCGACTGCTCTCAAGGCAGCAAGACAAATTGCATGTGGTGCGGCTTCAGCTTCGGCTTCAATTGTCATATTTCCATCGAGCTTGACAGGCGCCCATCCCGCTCGCCATCCAAATCCATTGTATTCAATTGTGAACTTTTGGAGGTGATCAGGTTTGAGTCCATAAATTTCCCAGCCAGGTTGCATGAATTTAATCTTCTCAACAATCTGCCAAGCCGCAGCGATATCTGTGGAATACCTTGGAACTGCAACCTGAATTTTCTGACCATTAGGAGTTAGGTGCCGATACTCATTAAATTCATCTCGCTCGAGCCACTTCCAACCCATCACTTTCTCAGCCACCAAGGCATCCAATTCACGACCCGCTTGCATTTAAATCTTCTCCCACGCTCTATTGATTAACAGATAAAGAACTTCCTTTGCTTTCTTACCGAAGTCTTGTTTTGAGCGCAATTGCAATTCATCAAATTTCTTTTTATAACTAGTGTCCACCCAAAAAGATAAAACCACATAGTCCTTGGGTATTTCCATATCCAAAGTAAGATTTAATTCAGCTACAACTTGTTCAATAATATCTTCTCTTTCGCCCACTAGTCCCCCGACACATTATTTTCTTTGAAGTAATTAGAACAAACCTCGCAAATATAATTAAACTTATTCTTTGGCTTAAACTCTCGATTGCAATCGCCACGCATCGGCGTGTTGCCTAAACACCTACGCTTCGGCAGTTTTTTCCTTGCTGCCATAACAGCTTTGGTTTTTCCTTGTGGTGTTTCTCGGCGCGTACTTTTCATAAAATAAAATGGGCCCCTCATTTAAGAGGACGAATACTCATCCCGAGAGGCCCTGCACGAACCGTTAAGGTTGTGCGTCTGTCCCTACTGTTTCTTCAATTGGCGCAGGTACTTGCGGAACCAAGATAAGCTTGATTGCCTCAAGTTTACTGCCGAGTTCTGCTTTCATTGCCTCAAGTTGAGCAATCTTTGATTCATCGTCAGCATCATCTGCTACAGCGACTGCAAGTTTTTCTTGAGTGGAAACAAGTTCAGCGTTAGCTTGTTCAAGCTTTGCATAAACTTCAGCGATATCCGCTGGGATTTCCACAGATGCTTTACCGTCAACATAACCAAAGTCATACAATTCTTCCACTAGTGACTTTTTGCCTCCTTTCAATTTTTTTAAATT